AGTTCGTCATAGGCTTACACCTCCTTTCAGCGGGACAGGAACGTCGGGGACGGTTCTCCAGTTCCGGCAAAGCCGTAACGGGGAAAACCGTCCCCTTGTTCCTTCCTTACTCTGTTACTTCGATCGGCGCGGAGCCTTCTGCCATTGGCAGATGGCGGAAGGTGCGCCGCAGATCGTTCATGTCCCCGTTACCGCCCAGGGCATGGTACTGCCGCCAGACGTTCTCCATGTTGGACCTGTCATCCATGTCCGCCCAGCCTTTTTCGATATAGTGCTTGTACCCCTGCAGGAGCCGGTCCCGCAGGAGGGCCTTCACGCCCTCCGCGATGGCCGCCGTCTCCCGCTTTGCCTGCTCCGCTTTCGCGTCCGCGGTGTTCAGCTTTTTGCTGATTACCCGGGACAAAACCAGGGTAATAATCCCCTGTACTCCCAACAGGCACAGCCACTGATAAACGCTCATATCATCCCACCCCCACAACGTTTTCAATCCTGTCGCACAGATCCCTCAATATCCGATACACCTCGGACAGCAGAGCCTGGGCCTCATCATTGACGGGTTCCGGTTCCGCCGGCACCTCTGCCAGTTCCGGCTCTGCAGGGACGTCCCCATCGTCTGAAACCAGGAAGCGGCTCATCATCCAGCCCGTCCGATTCCCTATCCGGATCCTGCTCCAGTTTTCTCCGGACTGCAGGACTTCCGCTTTCGTGCCGGAAGGAATCTCCTCCCAGATGGAATACCCGCTGCGTTTCGGATCGCTGCTCTGTCGCAGCTTCACCGAACCACCATTCTCCGCCTGAATGATCACGTTCATGGTTGGTTCCTCCTTTTCAGTTTGCTGGGGCGGTTGTTCCGCCGTCCCCCCGATACCAATATGATCGAGCACCCAGTTGACGGTATTTCCATAATCAAACACCGGGAGCAGTCCGACACGGTTCCAGCCGCCGTTGGGAATGGTCTTTCCCTTAAACTTGCTGGTGGCCACGCAGCCACGGGAACCGCTGGAATGAATGGCGCCGTCTCCTCGGCCGGTCACAATTCCCATATGGGTCACGTCCCCAACCCCGTCATCCCGGAACTTCGCAGGGGTCTTTAGTCCCACCGGTTCCAGAATGAAAAGAAGCGCACCCTTCGGCACGCTCCCAAACTCCTTCATGCATTCCTCCGGAGTACCGGCCCAGCCATGTAACCTGCACTCCCGATACCAGCTGTTCGACCCTCCCAGGTCCCGCCGGTACCCGACATCCGCCATGCACTTCTCCACAAAAGCCTGGCAGTCCATCTCCTGATAGCTTCGGCCGAGATATTTATCTCCGGCCAGGGAAAAATCGATAGCACTGATCTTCATATGTTCCTTACTCCTCCCGGGATTGGAAACAGATCCTTCACCGGCGCAGGCTGAGAACCGGCACCGGTGACGGTCACCGTTCCGTTCATATTGTCCGTCTGTCTTGCTCCCTGCTGGATCCTTGCCACTGCATCCGAAACCGTCACATTTCGCCCGTCCCAGCTCCACTGGATCAGCTTCTTCCGGATGAAATCACGAAATACGGTGTCCGAAGCAGTAACCCCCGCGGAGGTGTCCGCCCGACAAAGCCCCAGACTCGCCGCCAAAACATCCAGCTGCGCCCCCTGAGCACCGGCGGGAGCAAACGCCCCATTGATTTGAGACACCACCTCCTGTAAATCTGTCACTTGCTGTAGCACAGCCGTGGCAAGTGCCATAAACCGCTGCCTTTCCCTGGTACTGCCGGGAATAAGGGCAAGGTAATCATTGATAGGCATTCAAAACTCCTTTCGGGATTCCGTTGATTGCGAAGGAGATCCCTCCACGCACTCGTTTCACTCGTTTGGTCGGGATGACACGGAAAAGATCAATCTCTGAACGTGATTGTGAGCCCACCACTTGCAAGAATGGAAACCTTCCCATTCCAGGGACAGCTGATCTCCTCCCTCGTATACGTGCTCTCCCCCTGGATATTCGCAAAAATATCCGCCACAGCAAACGTCTTCGCCAGTTCCGGATCCGCGTTGTACGCCACCGCATACAGCCGCGGGATGATCAGCGGCTCCGCCACCCCCAGCCCGTTGTTGATGTACTCATTCACCGCCGCCGTAACCGCCGCGCTCACGGCGCTTTCATTGCACCCCGCCAATCTCCGGATTGTCATATACGCGTACACTCGCCGGGTAATTGCCCGGGTAAAATAAATCCGGTGCTCGTTCCCGTCCCCGTCTGTGAACACATCGCTGGTGTTCCCGTAGGTCCCGATGCCCGGCGCCTTCGTGTCCCAGATCGCCTTCGCCACCGAAGGCCCGTCCCCGGCATAGATCACCGCCGCCAGGCTGTGCGCCGGAATCCCCCGTGCATCCGTCGCGTCCGTGTCGTTCTCATACACCTTCGCGTCCCGCACCCACTTCGCAGCTTTCACCGCCGCCGAAACTGCGTCGATACTTCCCGCCCCCTTCGCCGCCAGTGCTGCCGAGATCCGTCCCCGGGCCGCGGCATCATCCTCTCCCGTCTGCCGGCTCAAACCGTACATCGGCAAAAGCAAATCCAAGGCATTCCCGGAAGCATACAAAGGATTCCGCGAATTATACGCCTGCAGCACCAAAGCAGAAGTATCATCCAGTGCCTTCGCAAACACCGACAGCAGCTGATAATCCGGCACACTCTCCGACATCTCCGCATCAATCCCGAAGATTGACCGGTATGCCGATACCAGATCCGAAAGCCGGTCTTCATATGTCGGCATGTGCAGGCCGGTTCCGTCAATGTAAGGAGCAAAGTAAGACATATCAACACCTCATCCGGCGCGGCGCGCCACCTTCCCCTCAAAGGGGAAGGCTCTTTAGAATTCAGAATGAATAGAAACGGAACCATATTCCGTTAACGCAGTACAGGACCAGGAAAAGCGGTTTCCGGAGAGATTCCACTTCTCGTCCTGCACTTCCTTGACCCCGGAAGTCCCCCGCACATACCCCGCCAGATACGTCGACAGGCTCTGCGCATCTGCTTCCGTAAGTCTGCCTTCCTGCAGCATCCGGAGAATCTCATTACCCCAGGAAAGATTCTCCCACCAGTCCCCGGAGAAAAGATTCAACCGATCCTCCACCAGCTTCGCCACTGCAAGCGAACCGCTGAACATATCCGAAGCATGCAGCACCGGCAAAACATCCCCGTTCTGATCCGTAGGCCGCATTCTCATTAACTATTCCCCCTCGTCCTGAAACCGACAAAAGCAAAGCCGTCCGATAACGAATGCATCCGATCAGACGCAGGCACCTCCGCCTCCCCAGTTTCAAACCATGCATCAATATCGCAATCCGCGAAGACCACCAGGCAAGCATCACCCTCATTTACCTCAAAAGACACAGGCATAAACACCGGGACATCCCGAAGCAGCGGCAAAGAAACCGACGAAGGAGATCCCTCCGCTACGGTCGGGATGACATGGGAAACTGCCAGCTGAATCACTGCCGTCTGGGATTCGGTGTCATAAGACACTACTGTCCCGGGTAGAGCGCAATGCAGCGATGACAAGATATCCTGCTTCAGCGCCTGCAGTTCTTCATGGCGGTTTTTTTCATTCATCCTGCTTCAACTCCACAACAACCTCGACGCGCCACGGCCCATCTCCGGTATCCAGGTGAATCATCCTTTCCGAGATCAGGCCCTGGCTTACCGTTCCCCCGTATCGCACTTCGACGCCCTTCCCCAGCGTCCAACCAACCGGGCCGGTGCGGAGCACCATATCTCCACCGCAGTTGAAGGACGGTACATCCGAAAGGTCCTCTTCGGTAAGCACCATGCTTACCGGCAGCCCTTCCTTCGGAACCACACACAGCCCGGATGGTACCAGGCAGCACCTGGCTCCCGCCTTCCCCAGTGCTTCCTCAATGCACTCCGCCGCCCTGCCATAGAACGCCTGGCCGCGAGTAGTCACCGGATCCTCACCCGGAAAACTCAGCAGCTGAATTCCTGTCCCGGAAGCTTCCAGCAATCTCCGCACCGTCTCCGATATCGTTACGCTGGACTCAACATCCAATGAAACCGCCGCCTCCCAAAGCTTCAGCCCCGGCGCAATCGCCACATGAGCCTCCGCCCCACTTTTCCCCCTGGAGCGGAATGTATCCGACACAGTACCCGAAACCAGTACCACATCATCATGCAAAACCGTCACTTCTTTACTCCGGGACAGTGCCAGATAGTCCTCCTCCGCCACATTCCATAAATGCAGCATGAACAAGGAAGGATACAGTCCCAGCCGCTCTGTCCCAAAAAGCCTCGCCCGGCCATAGCCCGTTACCGACTCACCATCTGCCAGGATGGTGAACGTGCGGTCCGTCTGAATTTGCATTGACAGAAAACAGCCCCCGTTTCATAATAAGATATCGTTTACCGTATTGCCCTTTGCGTCAGGCATCATGGAGGAAAAAATGAGCCGGCTTGTCATTTTTGATCAATTACGAAACACAAGAGATCTTGGCGGTATGGAGTCTTTGAACGGGCGCCGGATTATTCAGGGTAAACTGTACCGTTCCGGCCACCTGAACAGTCTTTCCGGTTCGGATAAAGACAAACTGGCACGAATCGCACCGGTTATTATTGATTTCAGGACGGATGCTGAAAGAAAGGAACAGCCTGATCAGGAGATTCCGGGAACGGAAAGCATACATATCCCCATTGTGGATGATCTGACTACCGGGATCTCCCGGGAGCAGGGGGCCCCGATGGAAATGTTCCGAAGATTCATTCTGAATCCGGAAGGGACAAAACAGTATATGTGTGATATGTACCGTGCGTTTGCGTCGGAAAAATCAGTCAGGAAGTACGCCGCGTTTGCCGATCTGCTGCTGAACGTACAGAATAAAGCTGTTCTGTGGCATTGTACAGCGGGAAAAGACCGCGCCGGTATTGCGTCTGTCATTATAGAAGAAATCCTTGGGATTCCCCGGGACGCAATCATATCGGATTACCTGAAAACAAATGAATATATTGAGCAGGATAACAGCACCCTGAGCAGCTATGTCAAAAAGCAATGCGGAACCGATGATCCGAAGGCGGATGAGTCGCTGCGTTATCTTTTCGGCGCGGAAAGGGAGTATATCGAAACCTATTATCAGGCAATCAA